TAGTAGATAGCGGATCAAACTTATATTTATACCTGAAATAAGCACGTTTAACTGGATCGTTTTTTAATGTATCCAATAAATTTTGACCGGGTTTTGCACCTATTGAAGCCGCTTGTTGTTCATGTATCAATTCAGCAACCTTATCAGCCTCGGCAGGACTGCTATAAATACCTAGATGCTTTCCCGTTCTGCGATACTGTTCTTTAGCTTGTTCAGGAGTCAAAATTCTTCCATCGTCACTAACCCTTGGAACTAAAACTTCACCTTCAGGTGTTCCAAAGCTCATAGAATAAACAGTACTGGTTCCTCAATTTCTCCGCTAGGAAATACACCTTGCCCGGAAAACATTTTATTTAAATCAGGGTATAAATCTTGAGTGTTTTGTGCATTATGAGAAGATTGTGTTCCAGAAGTTCCCCCAAATAATTTATTAAATTGATCCATTTCCCAATTCGGATCGTTCTTATGTTTCAATGCTAATAATTGTTGCTGTAGTATCTCGCGATTTATTCCAGAATTAGCACCAAGACGTGCTTCCATCTGCTTCTTTAAAGCTAATTCTTGCTGGAATTGTTCAGCCAATTGCTTTTGCTTCTCACGCTCAATAATAGGATTCATAATCTGTGAAAATAAATTACCGCCAGTTTGTACGCCCTTTAAAAGCATCTCACCTGGAGCAGAAGGTAAAGGAATATTAAGTGCCATTATCTCTTACCTCCGAATGGATTCCAACCGCCAGCAAGCGCTCCACCTAATACACCCGCCCCCATACCAAGTATTCCCTCAAGCCTATTGCCCCCTGCATTCTCACGGCCATAGGACATACCCGCTGAGTTTTCCCCCATATTCATAGAATTGGTAGATTGGCCTCCAGCGGCATTAGCACCTACTCCATAAACGTTTTGAGTTAATCCAACACCCGTTTTATATTTTTCCATCAAATCATTTAGATAATTTTGCCTGTCTTGTGCACCTATATTAGCTGTTCCGGCTTGAATGGCTTGTAATGCTGGTGTCGATCCCATAAGCCCCATAGAACTTGCAGCATCTAAACCCTGGTTTTGTGCCATATTTTGGGTATTTTTAGCAGCTTCTGACGTTTGATAGTTTTTAATCCACTCATCCTCAAGGGCGGCAGGATTTTTTAATTTATCGATAAATTCTTGTAAAGTACCTTGTTGGTTTTGCCCAAAGGTATTATAAGGCTGCAATTGGCCTTGAGCTTCATTATAGTATTTATCTAATTGTTTTTGACCCTCTTCATACCCCTTACCAGGGTTTAAAAAACTTGATAACCAGCTCATAGGAAACTCCTTTTCCTTTATGGGTATGCAGTGGTTGTAAATTTAACCAAAGCTCCTGCTTGCATCCCTACATATTCATCATTGGTTGAATCGTATAATAATACGCCATTAATAAGCTTTCCGGCAGTCATCATGTCTGTGATTTCTACAGCCGTATAATTCATCGCCGTTAAAAGATTGAGTGCCCCTTCGAGATCGCCTAAATTCTCATTTAATGAATCAACTAAAACCCAAATCCATTGCAAAAATTGTGGGTCAAAATCACGGTTCGAAATAGGTGCTGAATCCACCCTATCTAGCGCAAGTAAGGACATTAATTAGCCCCTCCTGATACCCGCCTGGTATTTCGAACTCCACCCAATATCACAATGGGGGCACTTGACACACAAATAAGCCTATAGCATCGGTTCCTTGAGCATCCTAGCTCATACCATCGCATACGCCATTGATACGCGCCTAACGGGCTAAACTCTCTAACATCAGCCCATATAAAGGTTACACCGCCATCGTCAGAGTAATAAAGTTCCAGATAAGGCTTAAAAAGAGTAAAATAATGATTGTCATCAAAAGCGGGCGTATTAGTACCGTCTTGAATAATAAAAGTTTCTCCATCTTCTGCGACCATATAGACAGGAATCGTTGGTGTACTGTCTTCGCCCACGATAAACACGGTGTTATCAAATGGTGCATTGTTCTTAAAGAACGTTTGATTGCCAAATACAAAGTCAATTTCGACATATTCATCCATAAACTCCGCATAGTCATCTAAAGAAATTTGTTGAGTTACTAATTCATAACGAAACGGATATTTTAAAAAAGCATCTGCAGCTTGATGATCGGTCTGGGCCGGATTTATTAACTCGTTGTAATAAATATTACCCGCCATCTGATACACCGCCGGATCGTCTTCTACAGTAACCAGATGCGTATTGTTAAAATATACATGCTTTTGAATGCGGTTTCTATCACCATCCAGTTCAATAACCCGACCCCATGTTTTTGTTGCAAAATTATATTCAATGGAATTCGCGTTATCCTCAATATCAAGCTCACCAAGTCCTACAAAAGCCCCCGCATTAGCTCTGTAAAAAATCGTATTCTCATATTGATATAAAAATCCATCCACCTCATCGAATAAGAAAGGAGACATGGAACTTGCATGGGTTGAATCTTGAAGTAATACATTAACCGCTTGCGAGGAGATTGGTTTTGGAACTTGGCCATCGCTCATCATAAAGGTTACAAGGCCGGAGGAATTTTTACCCAACCAAACCATCATCCCAAAATCAACATCTAACGAATGGGGATCGGAAATCCCAAAATCAAAATTATAAGATGAGTTTAGCTTCCATGGAAACTCACGCGTCACCCCTGCAACAGTGATTTGAGTGACGATATTTGCCCATACATCGGTTGCAAAATCACATAAAATATAAAGCTGGTTTTGCAATACTGCAAATTGCCCGATAACACCAGATGCTCTATTAAATAAAGCAAAGAAATTAGGCGACACGCCAAAGGTAAAGCATAACGCAGCACCTCCTGTGACATTCACGGTACTTAGCGTATAGTTCGGTGTTTTATCAGTACTTACAACAAATCGATTTCCAAAAGCCGCTACGTAACGTGGATTTACGGGAGCGCGTGGATCGGTAACTACCTCAGCCGTTACGGCAAATCCTGTTTCGGTTATTAAAAATATATTATGACCATCCGTCATCATAGTATAAACTTTTGTATCTACAGCTAAGGTATCCGCCCAAATAGCCTCTCCTAATGTCACGCTAATCGGCAATACTTTTCGGTTATAAAACTTATCAAATTGATAAACAATAGTTCCATCAACCACATATAAAAAGTTAATAGATTTGAATATAGCTACGGGTTCTTTATCAAATATTAGACGGTTTTGGTTTAAAAAATTAACATGCGCACGCCCCATGGTTGGGTACATGGCTTGTTTCTTTTTGCCCGATTCACAGGATACCCCATACCAATTAGCACAATCTTGCGCTCCAAATTGGGTAAATCGTTGTCTATCGAAATAACAAAATATGGGTAACTGCTCTATAGTTGCACCATTAACTTGTGAGGGCATTAGATGCCTGCCCGAACCCTAAAGGCTCCGTTAAGTAAGGATTGCTCATCCCCTGCAATAGATAAATTAACCTCAGATGCACCTTCAATATTATCTTTTAATTCCCTATACGTTGCCTCCAGATCAGGCGTCCAGGCAGCACTACGAGATTTAAAGTGTGATACATATTTCCCCACTGCATAGAGAAAATAAAGGATGTAATAATCCGGTACGGATGATAAATCATCATTTGCTGTCAAAGGGGGTAACTTAAACTTACCCCGACAAAAGAATGTAAAGAACTGGCTAGGGGCTGGGTATAATTGTGCGCTGACATAAGATACTTGAGGGAAAGTTATAATGAATCGTGGCAATCCAATTAATGGCTCATATTTCCAAGCCGCTAAAAACTCATCTCGTGATTTGTCAATCAATGGGTAAGTTACGCCATTTAATAAAAGCCATGCACTATCGAGATTGGCAAGACGCCCTAATTTTATATAAGCCACAGAGGGATCGGCTACATCATGACTAAATGTTAACATAGAGGGCAAACTAATTGTTGCATTGTTACTAATCGTTACAATATTGCCAACAATAGAAATGATTGTTGATAATGCTGGAATGCCAGCACCCGTGACTAAATCACCAATAAAATATATCGTGCCATCCGCAACGGTAAATGATGGCGATCCGATAGCTAACGTCACAATTTCTTTATGGGTTGTAACCGTTGAATAATCGGGATCGGTAAAAAAGATTTGATTTATTGGTGTATTGATATTGACCGAAACAGTTTGCGCTATAGTTAACATCAAACCCGATGAGGCATAGGAATTTAACATCTGGTTTAAGACGCGTATCGCAAGCCTTTCATCATCGCCATGCAATGGGATAGTAGGATTAGATGCGCTGATTAAACTATAGGTCTGAAATACAAACTCTCGCACAGTCATTGGCGTCATAGTTAATCCTTGGGTAAAAAATCATCCTCTTTTACATCTTTTTCTTTTTTGGCCTTCTTAATTGCTTTAGGCATCACATCCTGTGAAACCAAAGCATCGTCTTTGGATGCAAACCAAAGCCCTGTTTGCATGTGATTTTCAAATTCATCCCATGAGTTCACTAACTTTTGCGAACCATCGGATGCATAAATAAAAGCCCGAAAGTTTACCTTTGAAACTAAACGGCCTTGGTAATTAGCTGGAATCCCTTCCATAAAGCACCTTTCCTTGTAATACCACCTTAGATCAAAGGGAAGGACATGTGGAAACCCTTTGATCTAAAATGGATAATCATTAAGACATTATCATTACAGCAAACTCAGGGTTAATTGCCACGCCGCATATAACGTCAATACGATCGAGCTGTTCATAATTCCTGATATCAGCACCTAATGAGTAAGTCATTGCTAACTTATACAAATCGCTATAACGAGTCACCGCTTCAACACCACCTCTTAATTCTTTAATTGGAGGAGCTGCAAATACAACGGCTTGTGTGTGATAGGCTAAAGACACATTATGATCGTCATATAGCAACATCTGAGCGCCTTGAGGTATAGCAAGGGAAATATTGGCACGCGCATCAGGCCCTACTACTATCGTTGGATTAACAGGAATATCAGCAGTTGAGCCGTTTGCAGAAATAACCTGTGCTGTAACCACGAATTGAGCAGGAGCTTCATATATAGGCTCATAGGTCAATGGGTTAATAGCATAAACACCGGCTGCTACATCTACCTGGATGATATCGCCCACATTAAACACTACAGTACCTGGGGCTTGTCCTAGACCTGTTACAGAGATAGTATTACCGCCTGTAATTGGTCCATTGGTTACAGTTCCCGCCAAAAGCATACCAGCAGGAGGTGAGCCGCCGAATTCCCCCGCAC